AATTCGTATATTAAATTTGTATATTAAATTTATTGAATGTTTATCTCTTAAATATGTATTTAATACATAGCAAGCGACGCCGCACCCGCCTTGTATAGACCCGTTGTCTCACCTACACCAGTTACGTTAATAGTTCCCTGGTAAGCAGTACCAGAACTTGTAATATCGGGGTGGTCGAATGTAAGAAGTAGGCGAATATTGTCAAAGCGATTAAGGGGAATAGACGAACCGCCAAATGCGCGCGAAGCAAGAGGGAAAACGTAATAACCGATACCAGAATCAAGCATCTCCTTGTCTAAATTAAACTGATTGCTGTACAAACCTAGAGTCTTATTAGTTATACCCCTAAGCAGGGATCCGTCCAACTGACCCGAGAACGAAGACGAATTGAGCTTAAGCTCAGCATACTTTAAAGTAGGCATAGAATCAGCGGATAGTCCGGGGAAAGTAGCGCTAATAATAAGATGAGAGCCGTAAATAGAATAATGATCTAAATCAACAGTAATTGCCTGTTCGGGGTAAAGTTTCTGAGGCACCTGAATGTTTACATTCTGTGTCATCTTGAGACGCTTGGGGATGCCGTTGGACATGTTCTTCATCTGTTCGCGCTCTTCGTTGCACATAATCATATGCTGAGCATAAAGCTTAGTGGATAGTGTGGCAGTTGGTGTCCAGGCAACTGGAGGCTGGGTGACATAATCGCCGGTAGTGTTGGTGAAAACCTCCTTAGCATGTACACCCGTCGTATTGAAAATATCACTGAAGTTGTTGTAATGTACCTTAATCTTTACATTCTGATGAGGGGCAGCCGCCATAAGGTATCCATCCTCCGACTGCTGAGTGAAATTTTCAAGCTGGGGACCAATAGACTTGGTAAGCATGGGGAGGGGGATAAATGCCTGGTATTTAACACCGGGCGCCCAGATTGGTTCACCCCTTGATTCGCGCTGACCATCGCTTCTTACATAGCCGGATGTCTGAAGACCTAGACGATTGTAAGAGCTCTCGGCGATCTCAGTAGCATTGATAGATAGAAGATCATTATACTCAAGGGTTTGCCAGATCTGAGTACCAACCTGGAATTCGATTCTCTTAAGTACATTTGCTAGAGGAAACTTTACCTTTGTTGTAAGGTTGGAATCGGCCCATTTTCCTTTGCTCTCAAGGCCCGCTGGGAGGCCGCCAGAAATAATGGTGCCCTGGGGGACAGATTCGAAAAGGCTGGTCCATGGTATCGCCTGATCAGGCTCGGCCGCCTGTGAATTGGCGGCTCCGCCGGTAGCCGGGAGATTGATGTAATCCTGGGGAACGCCGTTCGCTTCGTCGATAATCTGCCTGTCTCTAACTACTTGAAACGCCTCTGCGTAGGAAATCTTTCGGCCACCGGGTGGTCTTACCCACTCCGCAGGAAGAGGCACAGAAGCGCCGACGCCGGCATTGTAGGGGCCAAATGAGGCGCCGGACGCGTCGCCGGCGTTATAAAAGTCAGCAAGTCCAATTATCTCATCTTTATCAAAGTCATGGTGGGTGAAGGTGCCAGCAGCGTCCGGGATACCACGTATTTGCCATTCTCCCTCGCCACCGTTATAAAAATAAAGAGGGTTTACACTGGCATTAAATGCGATCTTCGCGGCGCCGTTCGTCGCCGGGATATAACCAGTCCCCTGGACGCTTGGCGCGTATGACAACACTGAAGTCTTATCCGCGTAAGCAGAGGCTCTCCCGTAGCCACCGACGGCGTTTTTAATCATAGTCGATACTACGGTTGTTGAGACCGGCTTATTTAATTCTACGACTACGGATAGATACATATCACCAACGCAGTCAACGTCGTTATTTACTGTGAAAATTTGGCTCCCGCCCCACGACGCATTCTTACCGGACCCAGATGTAGGAACTTCCATAGTAGACGAGCCATATAAAAGCTGACGGGATGTATCATTATCATTCCAGAAAACCGATACTACATCGGTCGACGAAGAATCGCTAATTTTATTTGTAACAGCAAGACCCTGGGTCCCACTTCCATTATACGAAGCATGAGCAGCTACAGCTCCAGACATTTTTATTTAATATACGAATATATTTTTTTTTTAAATTAAATTCGTATATTAAATTCGTATATTAAATTTGTATATTAAATTTGTATATTAAATTTGTATATATTATCAATTAAGTAGACTAGATACCCCGTCTTTATATTTTATACTAGATAACCCCCTGGCTGTTACATTTATATTAATAATATCTGCTAAAATCTGGTCAGATTCTAGACCGGTTGAGGAATCAAATATCAATTCTAATCTAATAGTGTCGAAGTTGCTAAATGACAAAGATGAACCACCAAATGCTTTATTTGCCAAAGGAAATACATAGTCACCCGGTGAATACTCTAAAATATAATCGGGTCTGTATTCATTTCTGTACAACCCTAAAGACTTATTTGAAATTCCGCTCATAAATCCCCCGTCTAATTTAGAGAAGGGTTTACTGTTTAAAAACAATTGAGCAGTTTTTAAATAAGGAGTAACAGATATATTTGTATATTCTATATTAATTATCAAGTGTGAGACGTATAAAGATATGAAGTCCAACTCCATGCTAACTGACTGATTAGAGAATACATTTAAAAAGTTATTATTGGTGCTTTGAGATGTATTTATCTTTTTAGTTATACCATCTGGTATATTTTTTAAATCCGTAAGTTCATCCTTATTCATAATTATTTTCTGGCCATACATCTTAGTATCAAAAGTTATATTAGGGGTCCAGGGTTCGGGTACATTGGTTACATATAACCCATTCCCAGAAGATTTCCCAGTAGTTTCATATCTAGCCCCCTCTGATATTAAAGAACTAGAATTTCTACCAGTTTCTATAAGGGTTGTAACATGAGGAGAAGAATAAACTGGGGCCGTGTATCCTTGCATAGCGGATACATTATTTATATCCCATACATTTTCTAGATCATTATAGTAAACTTTAACTTTAAAATTGGAACTGTCTGTCAACCCCGCCAAGAATCCACATTCTGTTTGTTGAGTAAAATTATTAAAACCGGACTTAACTCCACTCGTAAACCCCGGAATAGGAATAGATAAATTGTATTTTTTACCCGGAATCCACCTTCCATTATTTTTGGCCTGGCGCGTTCCATCGCTTCGTAGTCTACCAGAAGAATTGTCTCCCATGATTTTATAAGAACTCTCTGTCATCTCGGTTGAATATATTGCTAAAAGATCTGAATAATTTATAGTTTGCCAAACTTTTTCATCAACTATAATTTCTATTTTTTTAATAATGTTCAATAATGGAAATTTGGTTTTTGATTTTAAATCAGAATCTGCCCATTCTGGACGCTGATAATCTCCCCGGAACGGTGGATATACAGCACTATCTGGTACAGATTCAAATTGTTTATCCCATCTAATAGGCTGCCCTATTTCAGGTAAGTTAATAAAATCTGTTATGTCATGATTAAGTCTTCTCTGGGCATCATTTACAATGTTATAACCGTCTGTGAATTGCATTGGTCTGGCACCATCGGCTTTCCTGGGTTGCGGAGATGTGGGGTTGTGAGTATATTTCCCTATTGTAAACATATAAGATCTACCAACTTCTTCCTCTGTTTCACGTGTATGAGAACGAAAAGATTTATCGGCCAATAATACAGACGAGACTGGATCTCCGTCTTCGATTTTTGCAGTTTCCCCCTCATCGTGTATAGAATACGCGGCTGTCATGCCACCTCCTGGGTACCAGTCAATCTTTTCTTGCAATTTGCCAATTGTAGACATTAAAGGCGCCCCAGCCAATATATTATTTCCTTCTCCGTCCATAGACACAGAAATCCCTAGTCCGTCGGCGGTTCCTTTGTATGTTCCATACTTTCCATAAGTTCCAGGCCACGACTTTTTATCAGTCTCATTTCTTTCCCCGCTACTCGAATCCATTTCTAATATCTTCTCCCAACTTTCATTTTTTCGTTCATATAAAAGTACAACCCCCTCGGCAGATCTCTGCCTTTTTGACCTCATCCCAAGGGACGCGACACTACCATGTTCACTCCATCCTTCTATTGCACCGAAAGGAGTGTCATAAAAACTGCCCCCGTGCCTCTTTATATATTTAGTATTTAAGTCCCAACTTTCAGTCCTTCCTGCACCCCTCCGCAACCCTCTTAATTCATTTATAGGAACCACCGTGCCGTCCGCAAAGCCCACGAGCGCTATTTTCGATATCCAGGCGTGGCTCCCCATTAAGTAGGTCAAGACGTCGGGAAAGGGCGCAACCTCGGCGCGCGCGGCCTCGCTCTGAAAGTATTCTACACGACCAAGATTAGTTTCAATTATTGAGTTATTCACGCGGGGTATTATCAGATTTTGCCTATCTCTGGACCTATTTTTATAAATAGGATGTTTTTCATAGATCCCATATGGGCAACCAATTGCCAATCTTGTACCATCTCTATTAAACGCCAAAGAAGTGCCCGTAAAAGAATTTGGCTCTCCATATATTTCCGTTGTTTCATAATATGAGCCGTGGCCTATATTGTGATCCACGACCTGTTTATGAATAGTTATATTTGATATGCCAGTGTCGTATCTTATTTTACTAACGGCAAAATGTGTACCATCATAATTCATTGCTACCGAATAACCTTCTCCAAACACACTGTTCTCCTTTTGTACCCATCTCCGCCATTGATGAGTCATATTTGGAGGATTCAATCTATAAACAGCATAACTCGACCCTGTTGTATCGTGATGATGACCAATTATATATGAATTTCCATCTCCGCTAAGTTTGATACTTAAGCCGCGCGAAAATTGATATCCTGGCGCAATCATGTATCCAGTACTGGTCGGCGGTGCCGATCTTCCTATGTATAACTCGTTGCTTGCAAAATCACTTTCCAGTTCTTGTTGCACGAATATTGGATGATTAACTACTAAAGGGTTATCGGGGATAGAAGAATCTTCCTGCCATCCAAGGGTCGTATTCCAGTTGTAAATTTTTACACAGTGTTCGCTGGCAACGGCGTCAAAGGGAGCTATTGTTGAGCGCGCACCGGAGTGCGTCAGTGCTATCCTGTTTCCATCTTCAGACAATGATAAACATGAACCAAATTCAGAACCAATTGTGTAAAACTCGGGAAGATCACCATCGTCTACATGTATACGAACCCCAGTTACATTAGGAATAATAGTCTGTGCGGCGCCATATTGAACCTCTCCGACCTTTGCCCATGTTTTTGTATCAACGTTATAATCATATGTTGTAAATGAGTTATTATCTCCGCCGGCGTCTCCAATAACTATACGATTTCCATTACCACTTAGATCAACGTGTTGATTGTATCCATTGGACACATTCCATACGTGTCCTTTAGGTCTGGCATTTAATTTAGAACTAGGAGCTCTAAAAATCCTACTCAAAACCCATTTGTCATTTTCTTTTTTATAAACTCTAACCAGTCCAGGTCTTCTAACTCTAAAGACGGGGGTATACGGCGACCCGAAGGGCCAATCCTCCAGCGTGTAGATGTTAGCCTCTGCCTCGCTATCATCTCCGTACATTCTACCCTGAGACACAGCATATGTATTTCCATCGGCACTCATTGCCGTGCAATATCCATTAAAATCTGATTGATAGAATACTAAATTATCAGGTCTTTTAGGAGGATCCTCAACCGCTTCTATTTTTTGGAGATAACATATTTCTGTTTCATCTACAACGGGGTATTCATTATATTCAGGAACATCCCTAGAGGGAGTAAGAGGATAAACACTCGAGTTCTTATTATTATAATGATTAACAAGATTAATAATGTCTGTTTTAGAAAGATAAGAAACAAATAAATCGCTCGCTAATACATCAGTGGACCTGTACAGACAATATGTCCCATTTGATTTTAAATCAATATATTCGGTTCCTATTTTTTTTATCTCCTCAGATTCTGTATGATTTAAATACTTAGGTAAATAAGAAAATGTATAGGGGTTTGGGGTGGGATGGTCTAAAACTGAAATTAAACTAGGTGATATGATATTGTCATGGCCCTTCTTATTTTTTATTGTACTCAAGGCCGGGGGTGGTTGTTGAAGTTCACCTGCAATGCGTGTAAGGGTGGTGAGGCCGATGGAGGTGAACCCGCTGTAATTGCCGCCCACTAAGATAGGCTTACCCAAAGTTATATCAAAGCATGTTTTAATACGAGCACCCTCTGTATTATCATTATCACTCCCAATGTAACTTGCCCCAGGAAATGTAATGGTTCCTGAATATTCTGGTTCGCCGTTATAAACGCTATATAACCTCATAAGTTTTGTAAAAGATTCTGCCCATGAAGGCCCTTTACTTAAAACTTCGGTTAGTTTGTATATGTTATTGGGTATGTCTATTGTTATCCGTCCATCCAACCCTCTGGCGAGTCGGGTAGGGTCAGTTGTAATAACCGGGTCGCCAAAGGGGTCCGTGCCTCGCGGAGCGGGCATATCAAAAGGCGTACTGTTCGACCATCTCCACGTGGGGTCTATGCCGGTTTCGGAACTTAAATCATTGGCCGTAATATCAAACAAGACATCATTTTCACTCAGTAAATAATCATTATTTACACCCCCGCCTATAAAATTCCCCACCCCCCGATTAGACTGTCTATAAGGTCTACAACGAGAGAATAAACTACTCAGTAAAGCCTGTCCATTCCCGCTATACGTGGTTATTGTCCAAAAAACTCTAGATTTCTTGGGGGCAGGGAGAGGGAGGGGGGCTGGAGGCAGCCAGGCGGCGATAGCATCGGGGTAAGCAGCGTCAATAATAGATTTTAAAACCTCTTCATTTATTTGCGTAAGTATTGATTTAGTAGATGTTATATATGCGTCCATTTCATGTGCAGTTATTTTTCTCCCATTTATTGTATGTGGTTTCCAAAAGTCTAATCTAATTTTATAATTAAGGGGATCGTTGAGGGCGTAGAGCGAGAGGTGTTCGATTGTGGCGGTAACTAAATCTCCTCCGGGCTTTTTTTCAAACTCTTCATCGAATAAAGAGCGAAGACGTTCGGAATCCATTTCTGGATTGTACCAGCTTGTATGTCCAGCACTGGTTAGAGAAGGAGTGGGAGTTGGTTCATTTACACCTTCTAGAATCGAGTCGTTTATAAATATTTTGCCGTGCAATTGCTTCCCACTGGGAGCGTTGGTGTGATGTATTACATTTCCCGGCCAATTTTTATAAGGTTGTGACATTGCAAATTGTGACATATATAATTTCATTGCCTTAGCATATTCTCTTACAAAAGATGGTTTATGTATATCCCCTGTAAACACCGAGTAAGGATCCGCCGAAATAAGTACCCACGCAATAGATCCATCATTCTTAAATGATTCCGGAGGAGTGTACTGGCCGTTCACTGTGTAGGTCATCTGCAATTCGTCAGTAAAAAATAAAGAAGAACTGGGGACCCAAATATTAGATGCAACCTGTGGCCGACCATCTCCGAACGGGGAGGCCACATTGTTCCAGTCTGTTAGGTTTTCTTCGGAGATTCCGTTTTGTATCTGGGTCGTTATATGCAATTGATTTGCACCCGACATGTGTTTGGAAAAATATAGTATATGATCCCAATTCCTATTCAGCTTATTAACCGCCGCTGCGGTTATATTTCCAGACCATGTTCCCATACTTTCTTCAGATGCTATAACATTCATAGTATTAGACAATTCCGCGCAATAAGAGGTTAAATTGAGATTAAGGTCTGCGATATCCACTGTATCGGGAAATGTAGCTCCAAACATTTTTATTTCTTGTGAATACAAATTTTCAGAGAATCCTCCGTTCATATTAATATTCACACCCCGTAGTTTTTCATCATTAAAAAGTGAACTAGCTGTAAAACTGTTTTGGTCTGAACTTTCGGGGTGTGTGAATTCATCATTAAACTTATTTCTGATCCCAGTGTGATAATAAGTATCTGTTATGTTGAATGATCTAACCCTGTCGGCCGGTTTATACGTCGCTGAATGCACGGAATAACAATCAGATGCCGTTCTACCCTGATCCTGTATAAGAAATTCTCCTAATCCTATGTTTTTATTTCTCTGAAAAATTACCCCCTGGGTGTCAGAAGGGTCTAAATATGTTTCCGCGCAATCGAAATCATTAACTTTAAATAAATCAATGTCTTTCTTAAGAACATTTTCTATATCCTCCCAGGCTTGGGCTCTCGGAGCCGAATCTGGCCCCACACCCCACGGAGAAAGAGAAGGGTCATGATCAGAAAGAGTTACTGCTTCACTTGGAAGCCCATAATTATCGACACCGTCCATTCCTGAATCGCTATATATATACCCAGAACCTAGATCATTTGCGTCTGTCTTTAGATGTAACCATCCATTAGGAGTTCCGATGTATCCAGAATTAGGTAATGTATCCCCGGGGGCAACTCCTCGAATTTGCCAACCCTTCGGTTCGATTTTACTTGGATCATCTATTGCATCTCTAGAAGAAGGTTTTTGTAACAGTGTAGTAAGTGTCTTTGGGTTTAGTTCAGTGTCAAGAGGGGTATCCGGAACGTTTAAATTTAAAGTTATTGATAAATAAAGATCTCCTATGCAGTCCGTTTCTGGATCTATAGAAAAAGTCTGGTGTCCACCCCACGTACAACCCTTAGAAGTACCTGCTGTTAAAAGTTCAGATAACACCGAGCCGTGTATTATTTGTTTAGTCGTGTCGTTATCATTCCAGAATACAGACCGCGTGTCTGTATCTAATTTATCTGTTACTAATAGAGACTGTGTTCCTGTGCCCGTGTAAGTTTCGTGCACGGCATGATAGCCCACAGAATCTGTAGCCATTATATAATTTAATATATATTTTAATTACATTTAAAATAACGAAATAGATGATATTCCATTATTGTAATATAGATTTGTCTCGCCCCTACAAACTATCTTTATCTTAGATGATTCGGGCACAATTATACCTTCATCCGGTATCCCTCCATTGGCTGTAAAAAACAGTCTTAAATTTATATCATCAAACCGATTAAGAGCTATGGAAGATCCCCCGAAGGCTTTAGAGCCTAATGGGAATACATAATACATTGTATCTAATTCTTCTTTATCTAATGCGAAATTATTTGAATACAATCCCAAAGATTTAGCGCCAGTTAATAACCTATTTGAATTTACTATACCAGAATGGGTCGTCCCGTTTAACAGTATTTCGGCCGACTCTAGATAGGGAATATTAATTAATATTCCCGGAAAATTTAATGATATTATTAGATGAGAACTGTATATAGAAAAGGTGTCTAATTTAATATCTACAAATGTATTTCTATGAAGAACTTCTGGAAAAGAGTTAAATATTACGCTCTGAGTGGTTTTAAGCCTTTTATATAGTTTATCTTTTTTAGTTTTTAACATATCTTTTTCTTCTTCAGACAATTTAATATATTCCCCGTATAAACTTGTTCTTAGTTTTATATTAGGATTCCATATTTCCGGAACATTTGTAATATAATTGCCGCGCGTGTCAGATGACGATAATGTATAAATAGGTGCAGAATATCCCTGATATGCGTATACATCAGTTGTATCAAATATATCTTCAACTTTAGCGTATTCAATTTTAATTTTTACAATCTGCTCCATGGCTAAACAATTTAGATAACTATCCTGTCTATGAGTTGTATATGTTTTAAATTTCCCATCTGGATTACCACATATTAGAGGAATAGGTATAATTGCCTGATATTTTTTACCCGGTACCCATTTTGAATCACCGAATGTTTCTTTAGTACCATCAGACCTAACAAGTCCGGAACATTGAAGTTGTAAACTCTTGTAAGCACTTTCTGTAAGTTCTGTGGCATGGATAGCTAACATGTCTTCATTTTCTAATGTCTGCCAAATCTGAGTACCAACCTGAAATTGAACATTTTTAATTATCTTTGACAATGGAATATTAACCTTTTGTTTTAAGTTAGATTTAGCCCAATAAGGATTAGTGTAATCATCTAAAACGGGGGGGTCAACAGCCTGGTCAGGAACCGTGTCCCATTGCTTTTTCCAATTTAAAAAACACTGCTTGTTATAGGAATCAAAACTAATATTAAAAAAATCTGTTATGTCATGATTCAGTCTTCTCTGGGCGTCATTTACTAATTTAAAAGCATCATTGAATGTCAATCTTAATTTACCCGGAATCTTTTTAGGCAGGGTTTTAATTGATTTATCAATTTTTTCAAGATTGTATATATAAGATCTGCCCACGCACTTATAACTTCTTCGGGGATTAGCCACTGTAGTACCGATTGTCGACATGTAAGGAGCACCAGATACAATAGACTTTCCATCCCCGCTCATATCTATAGACCATCCAAGTCCTTCTCCTCTACTTCCACTGTATTTTTTCCCTCTATAAGAACTGTAAACCGAATCGTTATCGGAATAATTTAAATCGTTGAACTCCGTGGAGAGACCCCCATAAACTGAAAAATAGTTTGTAATAAAATCTATTCCCCCATATTGATGCCATGACTGATTCCATTCATTACTCAACTCTCCTCCGTATCTAATACTATTATATATTGCAAGCTTTTGGTTTTCTCCTAAAGATAGTGTTTTTTGGAATTTAGTAAATTCAAGTGTAGCAGATGCGCCACTGACTAAACTTACCTCTCCATTAGAACCCCCATAATACATAGACGCGACTTCGGTTGCACTAAGTGCGCCGGTCCATACTCCAACATCTCTAATAACTCCATTTATGCTACTTCCTCTCCCTCGTGTACGACGAGTACCTATAAAAGACGTTTCCTTAAATACGACATTGCTATACGCCGGGGACCACGGCGGCGCAGTGGAGTTCGTATAATCATGAGAACCAATTAATTGACCGTCTACATAGAAGCTTATTATTTCAGCGTCTTTTGTGAGAACGTACCAATGTTCTTCTCCCCTGCGCACATAGAATGGAGTGATATCGGGAAGGGCTGCATATAGACCATTTGTAGAAGTAGGAATGGGGGTGTGCGGACCATATGTCACTCCTATTAGGTCCCATTCTCTAAGACCCGGAATTCCGGCATCTGTATGCATTTGATGAATTGCAAATTGATCAAATGCCTCCGCCGATTGCACCCCGCCTGATATATCCCTAGTCCCAATAGTTATAATAGGAGGCCGGATTGATCCGGCAGGATCACTGTTGCTCCCAAATGAGCGAAAAACACATGTTGCAGAAATTGTTAAATTCTGCGACGTTACAAGCTGCCCTACAAGGCCAGTTGGGGTGGCAAAACTTGCACCCCCAAGGCCATCGGGATACAGGTAGGGTTGATCTGTAATTCCCAAGGTGTGGCTCGCCGCAGCGCCACCTGTGCGCCACTCTTGGTTCGCGGCTGTAAACGTATCTGCGTCTGGACCTACATCCAAAATTTCTCCAGAATCTGTGAAAAACCCCGTTCTACTTGTAACAAATAACTCAGGAAATGTTTGTGGGGAAACATGAGAATGAGAGTCTAGTATATTTTTTTCTCCACTCTCACCGGATATATCCCCTAATAATTCTATCCAACTATTAGAATTGTCTTTCTCATATATCTTAATATTTCCTGCGGCTGCTTTTTTGATTGCAAAGCTGCTGTTACTCGTGTAATACCAATTGTTGTGGTAAGAGTTAAGGTTGGGGTTCTCGCGAAGCCAACTGGATGACATAGGTATCTCCGCAACAATGTCGCGAGCACTCGCCCCCAATAACATAAGTTGAGGAGGAAATTGAGGCAAGTGAGGGGTAAATCCATTATCAGATAAGGGGGTTCCAAATGCGATTCGTTTACCATCTCTAGATATTGAAAATTCCCCTCTACCACACGGTATTTGATGCGCTCCTAGTTCTTCTGCTGCTAGCCTTGCACTCCCAGCCTCCTCTGAATTATGTCGTACTATATCATCTTCGGAAGTTACTAGATTAATGTTATCAACCTTAAATGGCTGTCTAGCCGACGCCCTCGCAACGTCCCTTTCAGATATAGTAGCATTAGTTTCTTGATACCATTTACAACCGGTAGTGATCTCAACTGTAAAATGATCTCCTGTTGCCAGTTGCCCAGGGAGCCAGTCCGGAGTCACTGTAACAACAGTATTGGTCGAATAATCCCACTCGTAATAATTTGCGGGCATATCATATCCAGGGTGGGGGATAATTTCGGCCTCAAATGTATTACCAGACGGGGATGTCACATTCATCATGGGACCACTGTTTAGATTATAGAATATCTCGCTTGAAGGAGGGTATGCCACAACCATTGTCCTAGGGATGACTCTTTGACCTATGGGCAAAGAAGATTCTTTAGTATATATTTTTATATTCTGAGGAAAATATCCATACGTTAGTGTTTTTTTTACCCTAGCCCCGCGTATAAAAATATGTGTACCATCTCCCGATATAAGCGCTGGATTACTATTAAATGTATCTCCTCCAATTCCCGGACCATCTATCAGGATATTAAGTAAATTGTCTAGTTGACCATTTAGACGGTGAGGGTCTGCTGCGGATTCTGCTGCAAAATAGTCGATCCAAGTTTGATGAGACGTGTTTGCAATGTCTCGGGCTTCCCATTTGGCCTTCTCGTCATCAAATAGTGCCTGCGCGACTGATGAGTTAATATTTGGAGTAGATGTTGTTACGGGAGGTGCAAACGCCGCGGCGGCAGAACTAATCGGCGTAACTGTTCCCATCTCATGTATTGTTCTAGGGCTTTGATTTGGATATTTATGACCTTTTGCATTATCGCCGTCCACCACAGACCCTCCATGGTCTCGAACGTCGCCCACTCCTGCTATTCGTGAACCAATGGGTAAATTGTTTAAAACTGTGTTAATTAATGCCGAGCCACCAGGTCGCGAGAGCTGCGAGAATTGGGTCGCTAAGGTTCTATAATTAGGAAGAGTTATCAATGGAAGAACATCTGAATTAATCCAGGTCTCACTAGATATGTCATAATCCCATACATATACGTAATGCGTTGTAAAATCCGAAGTTACAAGAGTTTTCCCATCGTCTGTCAATGATATTGAATCAGCCACTCCCGTTATCCCAGTGCTCATATCAGACCATGAGCCAGAATTCCATTTGAAAACTTTCGCGGGAGAGAGATATGAAGTAACTGCTAATATATTTCCGTCGCTTGACATTTCTACATTATTTCCGAAGCCGCTGCCCCATACACTTTCAGGAAGTGGATATATCCCGTATGTAGGATTGTCGGGGAATCCAAAATTGGGCCCGAAGGTATAAAGATTATCCCCTGTGTATACACCTAGAAAATAATAGTCTTCGATTTCATCATTTACTGCGGCTGCCCCATGTGTAGTTATATCTGAAATATTCCAGTTATTACCACCGGTGTAATCATATGTTGTAATAAAATTATTTGGGCCACCGGCCTCTCCTATAACCAGCCTGGTTCCGTCTCTATTTAGAGAGATGTGATTTTTGCACCCGGAAGCCCACGGGGTTTTTTGGGCGATGAGGGGAAATTTCCCTTCCATAAACGCCTCGTGATATACATTTCGATATATATATTCTTGAGCACCGGGCCGTTTTATTGTTTTTGCTCCCCGTGGGTATGAAGTCAAGTTACTTTCAGATGCGCTAAATGTTTTATTTAAAACCCATTCGTCACCATTTTTTTTATATACCCTTACTTTACCGGCCCGTTTTGGATTCATAGGAAATAATATGGCACCTGCTTGTATGGCAGCGGTCCACGCCGCCGTATGAGTTGAGTCTGCTTCTCCATATGGCCAATTTGTATCCGGTGGATTTGACACGGGCGCTTTACCGGCTGAATTAATATTCAAAGCGTCTATCTGGGATTGAATTGCTGAACTTTGTTCGCATCCATACATTCTACCCTGAGACACCGCCATTGTGTTTCCATCTTTACTGATTGCAGTTGCATAACCATAATGATCTTCACATTGATGAGAGGGAGATACATCTTCGACATCTGCTATAGGATAAATCTTATCTAAACAAATAGAGTAGCTACCGTCTGGGGGGTTAGCACTGTTTAATGAGGTAAATTCACCCGACTGACTAAACAAATATTCTCCCTTATCGAATGTATGGTTAGATACGTAATTCGGAAACCCAAGGGGGGACTTTCCATCTTGTGAGCCAAACTCTGGAGCTACCTCAAACCCAGGAAGGCCTACAAATTCACCGACTTGCGAGTGGAAGGCTATCGATGTATCATGATCGGTGAAAAAACGATTATCGGGAGGTGTTGTAATTGGGTTAATTGGGTTAGAGATTACATCAGTCTCGTTATAATAATTTACTAATTTTTTTATTTCTTCTAGTGATAAATACGATTTAAAAAAATCACTGGCAGGATTTCCAGGCGAAGTATATAATTCAATATTTCCATCAGAATTTAAATTAAAATGTTCATTACCCGTTCTTCTTAATTTTTTAGAGTCATTGTGAGATAAATATTTTGGTATATAACTTAAATCATGGGGTCTATATGTTGCCTGATAAGAAGATGGTACGAGGGAGTCGCTTATAAGACTGTCGTGTCCTATGTAATTGGGGCTTTCTTTTAATGTTCTAGAATAAATTCCATTCATAACAAGACTCATTGGACGCGGATCTCCTAGGGAGTATTCTTCTCTATCATTAAATAATTCAAGTTTTGAGTATTTACTTACTCTCATATCCGGGTTAAATAAGTATTCCTTTTCTGTATTTCCATAGTAAGTACTATCTCCTAGAAATTCTTGCAATGTCTGTCTCGAAGTTCTATTAATTGGTAATTCCCTAAGTTGTAGAAAGTCTCTAGGTTTCCAGTCCCAATTTGGATAACTAGGAAGATCTTGAGGTTGCATAAACGGGTGAATATTATTTAGAGGGTTGGGATAATTAGGAGAATTTGTATCTTCTCGCCAACCATTGGGGTATCCGATTTGAACTCCCTCTGGTTTTTTGGCACCCTTCTTAGTTCCTCTAGTTCTATACATTAAAGGTTCTGTTAAGTCCCATGACGTTATAGCTTCTTTTGCAGAAGGGCGTCTGAGTAATGTAGTTAACGTCTTAGGAGGCCCCGGGTCTAATTGGGCGCCTGGTGTATCTAATTCAATTATAATTGACACATATAAATTACCAAGGGCGTCTACATTCTTATCTATATCAAAAATCTGAGTTCCCCCCCATGATGTATCTTTTGTTGAAATCGTACTTGGTATTTGTTTAGTATGTGTTCCGTGTATTAATTGTTTAGTTGTATCATTTTTATTCCAGAATACAGACATAACTTTATCCTCTCCAGACAATGTATCTGTTACTGCTAAAGACTGCGTCCCGGACTTATCATATGAAGAAATTGAACTATATGCTCCAGTTGCCATCAATTATATAATATAAGAAATATATTTAAATAATATTTACTCCTTATATTACATTCACATTCACATTCACATTCACATTCACATTCACATAGTAATATACCAACAATTAATTTACTAAGATGCGAAGGATATAGACCCACCAACTGTAGTTTGAACTGTTGTACCGCACGCGGTTGCTACAAGTTTTGCAGAACCACCACCAGTCCAGGCGGGGGAAGTATCAAATCCAGACATTACAAGACGCTTGAGAGTGCCGTCGATCGCATTTGAAAACGGGGTGCCGCCGCCATATATAGATGTTCTAATCCTAATATTAAGTTTAATATTATTACACTTAGATAACGGGACACCTGATGTGCTAAACGCTTCATCTGATAACTTTATTACGTATATCCCACCAGAATCTTTGGGGTTCTTTAGACCAAATTCTTCTAGATTAGCCATCTTAAGAGCGGAAGCGGGAATAAACCCGGTCCTGTTACCCCCAATAACTAACTCCACGGAGTCTAACCAGTCCCTTGTATAACCAACCACCGGCACCGAAGGTAAAAAATAGTCAGAATTTCTATGACCATTGCTACTAACGTATTCTAGTTGACCACTATTTTCTTCTCCAACTTTATGGAGAGATCCATTCTGCGTCGCCGAGGCGACATACACAGGAGAAAAATGCCTCATCGATGGTTCAGTCTCAAATCTCTTGTGACGCAATAAACCTAAATTATTGGTCATAAAATCTCCTTCATTGTTTTCGGGGACAAGAGGGCCCGCGGTCTCTTTATCGTTCACTCCACTCCACCAACCATCGAATAGTGGTTTTTTGTCGTTCGAAGTCGCATCATATGGACCAAACCCAGCCTGGCCCGATGCGGCGGACGTGGCGCTTGCCGCGTCCTTGCTGGAATCATATCGATTACCTTTTGTAAAAGGCCAGGGAGTGATTAAGTTATTATTATTAAAAGTTCCATCATCGCCGACTCCAGGTACTCTCATTGAGAGTAATATATGACTACAATTGCATTCAAACTTACTAATATCAAAAGACACCTGTTTGTATTCTCCAGAAGGCGCCGATAGAGTAACATAATTATCCATTGCAGAATTGGGGGGTGTATAATCTATATTTGTAAAGTCTTTTGGTGTTTGGTACTCTAATGTCTCAGATGTTTTTACTACGCGATTGACTACATTATTTCTAATAAAGTTTTTCTCGGTCTCTGTAATCATATGGGTAGTCACTGTAGCACTTGTCGAGAATTTCCAGTTTTCCGGAATCATAGTGGTATTGCTGGTAAGTTTTTGAATTCCAAAAATCGGCCATACCCCCCCCGCTCCGTGTAACCCCTCATGTTCATGACCAGTATTTCCAACGGCTACCGCATCTGCGAACATATCAGGATTGAATTTATTGTAATACACTTTCATTGTTAATTTATTGTTAGTAGACCCGGCCTGTAAAAACGCGCCAGACATTTTGGCCGATCTGCCTGTGAATGGGATAGAGATGGACCAGTCTATCACGTTATCCTTAATAGCCGCAGTTCCGTGATTGGCCGTAGTATTGGGTCTATTGATATTTGTGTATATATTAGGATACTCATGTCCTTCGGCGGTGCTTCCAGACATATTGCATGAATTGTCTGTTTCGGTTATATTCCTAGCAAAAATAGAGTCCGATGTAAGAGTGTCTATAACCAGTCCCCCGAGTTTTATTTCTATTTTATTTATCAAAGTTAATAGAAATGTGTTAGAGAAATATATAGCCGTGCTATTTGCAAAGGAAGCCTTATTTTGTCCCGCGTCTGACCCGGCTGGAATATCGAATGCCATTCGAGCAGTTAATATAATATTACTTATAGCATCTATGTCGTCTGGCATTGCAAATGTGTCATGATTTGTTGACTGCCCTGGAAGACCCGTTGGGAAAGTGGTAAGACTTCCCTGGACAACTGTCTGACCAGTTCCATTTATATACTTAGTTGTGCACTTAGTTAAAAAATCCGATTCTATTAATGTGTCTTCAGCATATTTATTAGCTCTACACACTGATTGAGAACCGCTGGAGTTAAATGTATTAATAGCTACATTGCTAATACTCATTCTGTTTTATATTGTATAAGATATTTTTTTTATTTTATTAAAAACGTTTAATTTTCATTTTTTTTATTATTGAATATAATAAATGTCTCAGTTCGAATGTAATATAAAAGATCTAATTAAAGTAGACGAAGAAATAATAGAAGAACGTGTAGAATACGAAGAACCGAAGGTCACGGATGACCAGAGAAAACCGGTAATTGAAGAATTGGCACCCAATAAAATTAGCAGGAGAGTTAAAACTGATCCCCCTAATAGACAGGTTGCCGATACTTCACAAAAAGACGCGGAAAAGAATATTACGAAGATTATTATAAATGAAATAAAAGATAGAAAAAATCATAGGGTTTTTTTAATTATCATTGGGTTATCCCTTTTACTGAATTCTGCCCCGGCATATAAACTCATCGGTGATATATTTCCATATCTAATGGAGTCTGTTAGTCAGCTTAACATAAAAGGAAAGATACTAATAGCATTTTTAATATCCTGCGCGATTATTATATCTAGGTCTTCTTTGCTAAATCGGCCTTAAGTTTATTTTTCTTAGCCTTAGTGGGTCCGATAGAAGCTGGTTTACCTGTTATACAATTTTCCAGGTTAGATAAAAAATCGTCTCTTTTCTGTTCCTTTGTTACTGGTATGGTTTGGGGTATATCTATATCTTTATTCTTTGGTTTCTTCCACTTCAGGGCACTTTCCAGGCCAGAGGAAATAGGTACTGGCGTACTTTGATATTCTCGGCAACAACCGTATTCTCCATCACTTTCTGATAGACATTTTTGACAACACCCTCGCGGTGTTAGTTTGAAATATATATTATTGTGCCTATGAAAATCTCCTTTATTTTGGCAATACTTAGATTTAGTGGCAATTATATAAACTGCGTATTCTCTAGACTTCTGTATTATACGAATATCGTCTGTAGAATAAAGTGGTATATAATTCTTAAAAAATTTAATGATTGCAATATACTCAGTGGACGTTTTATTAAGTCTATCGAAACCACTCTTCGTTGAGCTATCACCGGAGTCCTCCGTTTCTTCATAATCTTGAAGGTTAATAGTAGGCGTAATACAATTTTCGTCAGATCTAATACTGGTCCTCTTAATAGACAATAAATTATCCAAAATGTAATCTTCTGTTAGCTGTTTGCTGTATTCTTTCCCGATGTATACTCTCTGCACTTTGTATACTCGATTTTCATAATGTTTAATACCGTCCGAAATTGAACATTTGTCTGATCCTATTAGTCGAAGACCATTTGCGTCATACACGCATTTATCGATGATTTTATTCCACGAATCATAACACGATTCTATTTTACCGAATTCTGTTGTTAGGCGAATGATTATGTTATTACGAATGCTGTGCGCAATTGGTTTATCGGCTAAGATATCTGGCCAATGTAAATGATAACCCTGTTTGATGTATTTCACACCGGATTTATAGTTTTCTTTGCATTTATCAGCGGTTGTTATAATGCAAAATTGAGGAGATCCGTATATATTTTCTATAACGTCCTGTATAACCTCTACAAACTTGTATATATCTAGAATTTCTGTTGAATTAAAATCAAAATCTATAAAAAATTTAAATACATCGGTCTTTCTTTCAACTATACAGTTTTTACAGTTAATGTACTTTGCATATAATTCTTGAAATATTTCATAATCTTTAGTTAAATCTAACTTCCCCCCGTCTAATAGAAAATGTGTCACCTTTTGTTTATTAGAATCTGTGACAATCTTTCCGGTAGAATAAAACCAGGCTGTTAAAGGATTTTCCATTCTTAGTTATTAATGTTTTAAAACTTTAAATTAAATTTTTATATTATCCCCTGAATTTAATAGTTACGTTGTAATTATTTGTATACACCCCTTTTACGGCACTTGGAGACAAAACAGAACGTTTGTCCTTTCTCTTGTTCAATAGCGTTGTATTCATATCAGCATCTATGAGTTTTATATTAGAAATTGCATAATCAAAAATTTTATTGTCGAGAATCCATCTAAAAAAATTAAGCTGACCAACTGTCGTTACTATGTCTTTATCACCGGGAGTATACTTATCTGGACATTCTCTCCATTTAAGTGTGCCAACGTCGATTATTATTCTCCGTTGCCTACAAAAGGGGTCAAAATATTTTTTAGAATATGCCTTCAATTGATTTTTATAGTCTAAATATATATTAAAATGAGTAACGTCTCCGTTGCTACGGAGCAACGGGTAAATAATATTATACTTCTTCGAATAATTAGTTACTAACCAGTCTAAAAGTCTTAAGCTTAATGGAGTATTTTGATAAATTATGTCTCTAAGGAGAGGCATTTTATTTTTATAAAATAAGATCAAAAATTTAACAAGTGTATCTTCTCGCGACGAAAAAGACATGTTTGTATTTATTAGGAATAAAAAGAATCTTTAAATATATTTAAAGACTGCATCTATTTGTATAATATATTAAATGCTATCTGAAATAACAGGTGAAGATTATAAAAAACAGGTTATATTCTTACTTAATAATAATTGGACAGGAAGAACAGATTATTATTTCCCAGCCCAGACTGCCGTTAATGTAGAAAGATCACACTTTATAAAGCTAAAAAATTATAAATATATTTTTTGCAAGAAAAACACAAAAGAAACTAGAAGAGCTATACTATTTATGTTTATAAACTCTAAAGCAGAAAATACTTCAGTTATTATTCTATCAGACTTTACAATGTACAATATAGATATTAACTGTTCACACGATTACTTTTATGGTAGCATATTCGATATTTCATATGCCCAGGGCGAAATTATTATATGTGACTCATTTATGTCATCTGGGAATAAAATTAATAGAGCGTCATACGAAGATAGGTTGGCTGATTCGAGTTACTTCATTAGTAATATAATTAATACCGATGTCCCAATTAATATAGTAAATTACGCCACTGACATATCCGGTGTGTCAAAACTTGAAGACAATGAAGAACTATTCATTATGCCAAATAACTTGCCAATTACAACAGGTATAAATTATTCGTGTTTTAAGTGGAAACCCACTGAAAAATTGGTTTTTAATTTGAAAGTATCTGAAAATGAAAATGATATAGACTTGTATAGCACTAATTTTAAGAAATCTTGTATTTTTGCGACAATTAAGGGGGATATTGATACCGGAAGAGAACAAATTGATTTTATTAAGGGTCTTGAAGATTATAGTAATGAATGTATAGTAGAATTTAATATTACAACTGACAAAATTATCCCAATGAGTGTAGCAAAAGATAATACGATACCTACATCAATTAGGTCTATCGAGAAGATAATCCACATTAAGCGAGAAAATATAACACTACAGGATCTCGCAGATAATTGCTCTAAGTAAACTAGCATACCAAGAACAGAATTAACTAAATCATTTGAATTCACTTGAACTTAAATGATTTAATTTATACTACATTCATTTACAACACACACTTATATTATCTACCAGAGGCCACCGAAGAGCGACCGGCGGGTACGGGCGCGGTAGGCGCGACGAGCACGGATGGCCGACTTGGTCATCTTCAGCTTCTTCGAGCGGCGACGGCGGGTGGTCTTCTTCGAGCGGCGGCGGTAGGCACGACGGGCGGCGATGGCCGACTTGGTCATCTTCAGCCTCTTCGAGCGGCGACGGCGGGTGGTCTTGCGACCAGCCTTGCGGCTGCGCTTACCAATGTAGACCTTGCGGCCCTTGGAGCGGTAGTATAGGGCGCCGGTCTTACCCTTGTATAGCTTGCGCTTGCGGCCGGCTACGACAATGGAGGTCTTCGAGGCCTTGGTCGAGCGACGACGGCGACGGATGGGCGAGCGGCGCGAACGACGGGGCGAACGACGGGGCGAACGCGAGCGGCGACGCTTGGGCGACGAGCGACGCTTACGACGCTTGGCACCGAAGTATAGATCAAGAAGGTCGGACATATTTATTTTTAATATATACAAAAGAAATTAATTTAAATTTAATTCACAATAAAATTTTAATAAATTTAGAAATTACATTTTCTCTAAAATTATGTTTATTTAGAAATTCCAATAGAATATTTTTATCTTTCTTTTTCATGAAAAACTTTTCAGGAATATCATAATCAAATATATTAAATATCTCTCTACATACTCCATATTCGAAATGTTCGCACGTTTTAACTGAATTAGTCAATACAGTTTCTATACACCCGTGTTTCTTAATAAGATTATATGCCGTGATTGGCCCTATTTGAGGAATTGATTCAGTATAATCACAGCCAGATAGAATACAAAAGTCCACAAAGTTTTCCATATTCATATCTATGTCATACAATAGCTTTGCTAGATCGATCTCAATTATGTGTTTACTGATATTTGTTTTAAGAACGTTGGAGCATCCAAACGTAAGGGCATCTGAATCGTCGGTTATTGTGTAATCTACTATTCCATTTCTCTGAAGAAATGCGCAGTATTTCTCTGCATCATTTGGAGCCGTACAATAAGGAATGCCCGATATTTCTAGAAATTCTTTGCATTGTTCAGTGTGGTATTTTTTTACAATTATCAGTTGAGATTGCAATTTTTCGATTTCTGAATTTATTTCTCCTTGTTCTAACTCACTTTCTGCTACCTTTTCTTTTAGTTCATCTAATCTAATGTATATTTTTTGTTTCGCGGCTTGCCTCTTTTCCAGGGTTATACCCTTTGCATCCGGAGGAACCCCATCGAAAACAAAAACCGGGAGAATTCCGTTCATTACATAAAACTTCGCGCGATTAGCAATTCCAATTAGGTGAGAATTTTCAGCCTTACACGCGTATTTAAATTTATAAAGAAGTATACTAGAATCGATTGCTACGGTTTTACCATGGTATTTTTTGATGTCATTATATGAAGTACAGTCGGGCGAATGCTTTTTAATAAGGGCGTTTAATCCTCTGATTCCCATTTGTTAATGTATGAACTATTCTTTTAAATTATATTTACAACGAACTTAATCAATGATAGAATATGCATCCAAATTAATAACTGGAATGTCTTCTTCCTCTGTTCTGAGATCTAGAATCTTCTTAGGATGACGAAATAGAGGATGAGTTTCAATTCCCGCCTTGCGGTAATGAACTACATTCGCCCAAAAGTCTGCAAGAATAGGCAAATTCTTATTAAGCCACTTATGGTTAATGTAAGTTCTTACAATACTCATTGTCCTGGGGGGGAAATATTCAATAAAATCGGAAACTTCAAGACCACAAATGAACATATTCAACTGAACCTGAGGATAATAATAAACGGGGATCTTACCGGGGACAATCTTTCTTTTGTATGGACACTTAACTTCTAATAGAATAGGCTTTGC